GACAGGCCAAATTAAAGACGCACCAAAACCAACTGCACAAACTAAGAAAGATGAGGAATAACAATGGCAATCTATTTAAATAATAACGTTGGTGTTAAGTTGGCTACCGCTGCTGCACCTACCGTACCTTCAATCGATATCAGTGCGTATGTTACAAACGCCGTGATTAATCAAATCGTGGACGAATTAGAAGTGACAGCAATGGGTGACTCGGCTCATAAATTTGTGGCGGGTCTTCAATCTGCAACTTTTTCAATCGACTTCCTTAATGAGTGGGCAGCAAGCCAAGTAATGCAGACACTAAATGCAGCCTTCGGACAAACTTTGGCAGTATCGGTTATTACTGTAAAAGGTACTGCAGTATCAGCAGCTAATCCAACATACCAATTTTCAATCCTGGTAAATAACCTGACCCCAATCGGTCAAGGCGGCGTGGCTGAAATTGCAACTTCAAGTCTGTCCTTTACTGTAAACTCCGCACTAACAGTGTCCCCATCGGTGGCATTTTAACTAAGGAGTACTAATGGCAAAATTAAAGATTACTAGGGCTAATGGTGAAGTTTCGGAGCACAAGATAACGCCAGGAGTCGAATATAGTTTTGAACTGAAATATGGCTCAGGTATTAGCAAAGTCCTGCGGGAGCACGAACGTCAAACAGAGATATTCTGGCTGGCTTATGAATGCTTGCGCAGGGCTGGCGCACAGATACCTTTATGGGGTTCCGAGTTTATCGACACTCTTGATCTAGTAGAGGTATTAGACGAAGAAAAAAAATAATTGAGCGGTCTTCAATACTTTACAGTATCGCAAGCCTATCTGTAGAAACAGGGATTCCGCCGAGCGAGTTTTTAAGTATGGATACGGATATGTATAAAGCCATTATACAAGTTCTAACCGATAGAGCTAAGGAGATCAGAGATGCCAGTCGAGGTCGTAGGCGTTAAAGATGTCCTAGCAGGATTAAGTTTTATTGATGAAGATATGCGCCAACGCATCAGAACTGTCATTGATCCTTTAATGCGTGGCGTAGCGACTAAATCGAGAGGATTCGTACTGAGTAATAATGCAGTGCTTTCAGGTTGGTCCAAACCAATATCGTCTGACGTCTCATATAAGCCGTTCCCTAAATATGATGCTGGAGCAGTTTTAGCAGGTATTGGTTACAATCCTGGAGAAAATAAAACACTAAGGAATGGATTTAAAGTCAGCAACTATGTTTACAACGTAAGCCGAGCAGGATCTATTTATGAAACCGCTGGCCGCTTAAATCCACAAGGCAGAGCCCCATTCGAGTTTAGAACCTCTGCGGGTCAGGGCGGTACATATAGCAAGCGATCTGCCAGAAGCAAAGCGTACGAAGAATTTAACTCTAATAATCCATTCGCAAGCCAACAATTTATCGGAGCCTTAGAGCCCGTTAGTTCTCAACCAAAGATACCTGGCGCTCGTAGCGGTGGCCGTAAAACTAAAGGCCGCTTAATCTATAAAGCCTGGTCGCAGGACAGCCTAAAAATATATGAGGCGATATTGAAAGCCATAGATAAATCGGCAACAGAATTTAACAGAACCACAGAGATCAAGACTAAGAGGGCAGCGTAATGGCTAACATATTTGTAGCAGCTACGGCGACGTTTAACGGTAAAGCACTTACTAGGGGTAAGAAAGAAATATCGGCCTTTGATAAACAAGTAAACAAACTGGGCAAAACCTTTGCTGGTGTATTTGGTGCCACGGCATTACTAAACTACAGTAAAAAAGCAGTAGCAGCCTTTGCTGCCGATGAAAAAGCAGCCAAATCATTAGAACAACAATTAAAAAATACTGGCTACCAATTCAGCGCACCAGGGGTCGAGAAGTACATAAGCAATCTGCAAAAATCAACGGGAGTCCTTGATGATGAATTAAGGCCCGCATTTCAACAGCTATTAACCGTGACTGGATCAATCACAAAAAGCCAAGATGCATTGTCTACAGCATTAAATGTTAGTGCGGCAACAGGTAAATCTCTTTCAGAAGTAAGCGCAGCAATTGCAAAAGGTTATTCTGGGCAAACCACTTCCTTAAGTAGGTTGGGAGCAGGGCTAAGCAAGGCAATACTTAAAACTGGTGACATGGATAAGATCATGGGCGAACTCAATCAGAAGTTTGCTGGTCAATCCGCAGCCAGATTAGCCACCTATGCTGGCAAAATGGATTTATTAAAAGTAGCATCAGAAAACGTTAAAGAAGAAATAGGGCGGGGTATTTTAGGTGCATTAGACGCCCTTAGCAAAGACACCAGCATTGAAGATACCACGGCTAAAATGGAAAGTTTTGGCAAGGCTACTGGAGATGCTATAACGGGTGTTGGAGTTCTAATAGCCGAACTACAAAAAATACCTGGATCAAAAAGAGTCACAGATGTTTTATTTGGCACTAATATATTTGGTTTGCTTGGAAAATTGGCAGAAGAAGACGCCAAGAGTAAAGCGGGCACTAAAGCCAATTTAGAACCTAGAGCAGCCAGCCGTGTTTATTTACAGCAACTTAAATTAGAAAATAAAATAATTAAAGAAGGCAACAAGGCTAGAGCAGATGAACTGGCTAAGCTAAAGGCTAAGTCTGAAGTAGATACACTAAAAGATAAGTTTGATATAGAGCGCATAGGATTAACCCTGGCGCTCAACCAGGCTACCGATGAAGAGACTAAATTACGCCTAAGAGCACAGTTAGCAATCCTAGACAATAACGAGGCTTTGGCTAAGAAATATAATGCTGAATTAAGTGCTTCAGCCGCTGCTACCGCTTTGGCTACTTCTGCCACGACAGCTGCAGGTGCTTTGAACTTCTTGGCTAGTGGTATGCCAGCGCTGTTTAACTCTTTAGGAGAATTAACTGGCCGAGGTCGTAATCAAATAGCACCAGACGAGTTTGCCAGAGTGCCACAAGGCGTAACTAATACTGGCGCACAAACGGCCGCAACAGCCGCTGCTACTGCACAAACCACAGCTACATTAACCCTTGATCCAAACGCTAGCAGTGACAAATTGGTGGCTGCTATTGGCGAGTTAGTAAGAGTAAATCTTAAATATGGCAACAAGTTAGTGCCAGCGGGAACCATCCAGTAATGGCTGTACCAACAATAAATGCGGTGATTAACTTCTCGACTGGGCCAAGTTTTGCGCAAGCTATGATTTTGGGAACAGGTATATTAGACGTAAACATACTAGGAGATTCTGCAGCGTTAATTGTAGACGTATCAGATCAAGTTAATTTAATACAGACTAGCCGTGGCCGTAATGCTTTAGCAGATCAATTCCAAACAGGGCAACTTACCTTGCGTATTGTTGATCAGAATGGAAACTTTAACCCAACTAACTCAAGCGGGCCCTATTATCAGCTTTTAACTCCTATGAAGAAGGTGCAAATCAGCGCCACGTATGGAGCAACTACTTATAGCCTATTCTCAGGCTTTATTACTTCATACGTCAATACCCAACCAAAGGATGCAACAGAAGTCGCTTACACTACGATTACCGCCGTCGATGCGTTCCGCCTAGCTTCCAACGCACAAATATCCACGGTAACAGGTGCTAGCGCTGGCAATTTATCGGGCACAAGAATTAATCAAATATTAGATCAGATTGACTGGCCAGCAACTATGAGGGATGTCGATGCGGGCTTAACTACACTTCAGGCAGATCCTGGGACAGCACGTACTTCCCTTGATGCGATGACTACTGTTGCCACCTCAGAATATGGGGCACTATATGTAAACACAGACGGCGAGTTTGTATTCCAAGACAGATCGGTAACGGCAGGATCAATCGGTGGAACTGTAACTACCTTTAACGATGATGGCACGGGCATCTCATACGCCAACGCTATGTGGAAATTAGATGATGATTTAATATTTAACTCCGCTCAGATTAGCCGTACGGGTGGTTCGCCACAGACGGCCATAAATCAAGCAAGTATCGACAAATACTTTATTCACAGCTACAACCTGCAAGACCTTTTAATGCAAACCGACGCAGTAGCACTCGACTACGCACGGGCTTATGTCGCCAGCCGTGCAGAAACTAGCGTGAGATGCGACGGAATCGAGTTGGATTTATACACCAACAATTACAACTCAGGCATTATTGCAGCCCTAGAGTTAGACTTCTTTGACCCGATCAGAATTGTTACTACCCAACCAGGCGGTTCTACCCTGGATAACACTTTGCAGATATTTGGCGTGGCTACAACAATCACACCGAACAGCTTTAGGGTCTTCTTTACGACTTTAGAACCCGTAATTGATGCCCTGATTCTAAATAACAATATATATGGCACGTTAGACTATAATGTGCTCAGTTACTAAGGAGAAATAATGGCCGCTGGATTAGGATTTAAGGACTTTGTCACGGGCGAGGTACTCACCGCCGCCGATGTCGATGGCTACTTAATGCAAAATATCTGGGTGTTTGCTAGTGCCGCTGCTAGAGATGCAGCTGTAACAGCACCCGCCGAGGGTAATTTTGCTTATCTTAAAGATACAAACGTCACCACTTATTACACAGGCAGTGCTTGGGCAAACCTTGATACAACAGGCATGACTAACCCAATGACTACAACAGGCGACACAATTTATTCTTCAAGCGGTTCAACACCCGCTAGATTGGGAATTGGTACAGCTGGACAAGTGCTAACAGTTAATTCGGGTGCAACTGCGCCTGAGTGGAAAACTCCCGCTGGCGGCGGTGGCAAAGTGTTGCAAGTTGTAAGTGCAACAACTTCAACAGCCACAACAATAGCAACCACAACATTTACCGACACAACTTTAACTGCTACCATTACGCCAACTTCAGCAACAAGCAAAATTTTAATTCTTACCACACAACAAATGACAACCGAGCGAGGTATTGGTCAATATGCGCAAGCAGGTGGAATCAAATTGTTAAGAGGTGCAACAGTTGTTTATACACCTGCAACAATCGGTTTCCTCCAATACAACACCGACTGGCAAGGGTCAGGAGAGGTTGGTAAATTGCGTGGTCTTGTTAGTTTAAGTTATCTTGATAGCCCTGCCACAACATCTGCTACAACTTACAAAACACAAGGTGCGGTAGTAGATACTTCAAATAATGGTCAGGTTAAGTTTCAACATGGTGGAGCAGATTGCGTTGGTTCAATCATCTTATTAGAAATAGGTGCATAATGTCAGAGTATTTATCAAGAGCAATTAAAAAATTGAAACCAACAGCTGAATTTTCTTTTACTAATGATGATTACTCAACAATCCAATGGGATGTGCTTGAAGGTGAAGCACCTACTAAAAAACAAATCAATGATGCAATTGAGCAAGTAAAGGCTGATGAACTAGCAAAGGCACAAACAAAGACACAAGCTAAAGAAGCAGCACAGGCAAAACTTGCAGCACTTGGTTTAACTGTTGAGGATCTAAGCGCTCTAGGTTTGTAATGCAACCTAAATTATGTGCAGCTGGTGTGCAGTTAAGAGATCAAGTTGATACGTGGTTTCCAGATCGGTGTACTAAAAGTCCAGAAGGATGGTTGGGCGATAGCCGTCACTCCGCCAGAAAATCGGATCATAATCCAGACCAGTTCGGGTGGGTACGAGGTCTTGATCTTAATTCTAGGCTGGAGTCATCCGACAGCCTCGCACCTTATCTGGCTGACCAGATCAGAATCGCAGCCAAACAAGATAAGCGCATATCATACGTCATCTATAACGGGCGAATATGCTCGAAGATATTAAATTGGAAATGGCGTAAATATAAAGGTATAAATCCGCACAAGCGACACATACATATTAGTTTTACAAAGTTAGGCGACCTAGATAATAGGCCGTTCGATATACCACTAATCGGAGGCAAGATATGAATATGAAAAACCCTTACATACTTACTGCTGGTGCATTCTTATCAGCTTGGGCAGCATCCAATTTCGCAGCAGATTATCGCTCTATCCTTTGGGCCTTACTTGCTGGTGTCTTTGGGTATGCAACTCCTAAAAAATGAGCCCGACAGAATGGGCTGGCTTTGGCGCTGGCGTTTGCGCCGTGCTAACAGGCGGGCTAGTCGGGTTACGTTTCTTAGTTAAAGGCTGTCTAAATGAACTGAGGCCG